TGAGAAGTATTGCTAAGTGAGTCCCTGCGTAGGTGTCTGTAAGTTAGATAACAATAATATCTGTGTTGGGTGTAACAGATCGATAGAAGAAATAAAAGAAGCTTTTAAAAAGTTAACTAAATAAACTTCTTGCTATTTGTGTATTTTATGTGTATAATTTATACAACAGGGGGTTTAATATGAAGAATTTAGCAGCACAAGCGTTAGCGTTCCAATACAAGTTAATTTTAGAAAATGCAACATCATTAATTAACACAAACAATAGACCACTTGACCAGATAGACAAAGCTCTTGGTGACATGGTTTTAGCTAATCAAAAATTGCAACTCCTTAATAAGATTGTAGAAGAGAACAATCCCAAAGAGATTGCAGAAGATTCTGAAAGCAAATAATAAATGGCAAGTTCGTATCTTACACTAGTAAACAACGTACTTAGGGACATGAACGAAGTGGAGCTTACTAGCTCTAACTTTACAAGTTCTAGAGGTGTACAAACTACTGTAAAAGATTACATCAACCGATCTATCTCAGACATTCTTAACTCAGAGCTTAACTGGCCCTTTACTAGAGCAGAGGGTGCAGAAGATGCAATAGCAGGTAAACAGCTATATAGTTTTGCGTCTATCGCTTCCACTCTTAAGTACATAGACTACGACAACGTATTTCTTGAGCCAAAAGATTATATAAGGAACGGTGACTTTGAGATTGCAGGGGTAGCTAGTATAACAAATTGGACTGCAGTATCAGGTTCTCCTGCCGCAAGTTCTAAGTTTGGTAACACATTGTTACTTACTAGTGCAAAAGCAACCCAACAGGTAGATGACTTAATTGTTGGGAGAACATACACTGTACTTATTCAAACAAGTGGTTCAACACTTACATTAGATATAGGCACTAGCTCAGGTGGCACACAAACTAAAACATCTGCTTTAACTATAACAAGTGGTAACGAAGTGTTAATATCTGAAGTTACTTTTGTAGCCACAGCGATAACCCACTTTGTTACTTTTACAGAGTCAGCAGGTTCTGCGGCTTTTGTTAAGTTAGTTGAGTTAATGGAGAATGTTGAATCCATACCTCTTAAGTACATATCCTACGAGGAGTACAACGAAAGGTTCAGGGAAAGAGATTCTAGACCCGACACAAATAAGTTTGCCGATCCTGAGTTTGTATACACAACTTACAACGATGAGATAGGCTTGACACCTATCCCAGATTCAAGCAACAGAACAATAAGTTTTGATTACTACGTAACTAACACAGCTTTGACTGGTGCAACTGACACAGGAATTATACCTACAAGATTTGAATCAATAATAAATGCTCGTGCAAAGTACTACACCTACATGTTTAGGTCAGACGTACAGACAGCACAGTACGCCCTTAAGGAATACGAAGACGGTATTAAACGGATGAGGGTAGAATTAATAAACAGGAAAAATTACATGAGGGCAGTATAATTGGCTGACTTAAGTGAAACTGCCGCATTTCCATTTGTTTGTGAAGGTGGGTTAGTTCTTAACCAATCTACGTTTATAATGAAACCGGGACAAGCCTTAGAGTTAACTAACTTTGAGCCTGACATTGAAGGTGGGTACAGAAGAATAAATGGCTTTGAGCCTTTTGTTGGTTTTGTTGTTCCACAAACATCAGCCAGTACCGAAGCTGTTCTTATGACTACTGTGTTCAATAACTTTGTTCTTGGGGCAAGAGGAACAAGCATCTACCGTTCTGCTTCTAACTTACTAAAAACTAAAATAGCATCTGGCGAAACTATGTCTGGATCAGGCGTGATAATTGTTAGCTCTACTACTTCTTTCTCAGCTAGTGGTACATTAATAATTGGGGCAGAACAATTTACCTACACAGGCATATCCACAAACACTTTTACAGGTGTAACTAGGGCTACAAGCAGTACAACTGCTGCAATTCATAAGACTAACGTGGTAGTCTCAGAATCATGGACAAGCATAGATAGTGGCAGAACAAGTGCTAAGAAGTACAACTTTGAAAAGTTTAACTTTGATGGCAACGATAAATTAATACTAGTTGATCAAGCTAACGCACCTACTGTGCTTAACACTTCTTTAGGAGCTACAGATGTAAGCAGTAGTTCTGTAGCAGGAGCTAAACACGTTGTAGTATTTAAAAACCACATGTTTTATTCGGGGATGTCATCTACACCTCAAGAAGTAGTCTTTAGTGAACCCTTTGACGAAGATGGTTTTAACGCTGGGGATGGTGCAGGAAGTATTAAAGTTGATGATACTATCGTAGGACTTAAAGTTTTCCGTGATAGTTTATTTATCTTTTGTGAAAACAGAATATTTAAACTTGGTGGTAGCTCTCTAAGTGATTTTGCTATTGTGCCTGTTACAAGAAAAATAGGATGTATCAATGGTGATACTATCCAAGAATTTGCAGGTGACTTAATCTTTTTAGGTCCTGATGGTTTAAGAACCATTGCTGGTACTGCTAGAATTGGTGACGTTGAGTTGGGAACTATAAGTTCTAACGTGCAATCTTTATTCCGAGAAAACATAGCTAACTCAGGAGCATTTGAATCTCTTGTTATACCAGACAAGACGCAGTATCGTATTTTCTTTTCAAAAGAAGATGGAGGAGAAAAAGGAACAATAGGCATTATTTGTGTTATGAAGGGTCAAGCTTTTGAGTTTTCTAAGCTACGAGGAATAAGACCTTCTTGTACAGATACCAGTATTCAAGATGGAGATGTGATACCTATTCATGGTGGGTTTGACGGGTTTATATATAGACAAGATCAAGGTGATACTTTTAACGGTCAACTTATATCGGGCAAGTACAGAAGCCCTGATCTTACTATGAATGATCCCGGAATAAGAAAACATATGCAACGAGTCAACATAAACTACGCTCCTGAATCTACATTAGATGCAGACATGTTTGTTAGGTATGACTACGAAGCACAAGAATCAACAAGACCTGCAGCCTATCCTCTTGATAGTTTGAATGTTGCAGGTATATACGGGTCAGTCGTCTATGGTGTGTCCTCTTATGGAGGACCTTCTCAGCCTATCGTTAGAAAAGCTGTAGAGGGTTCAGGGTTTGCTGTAGCCTTAAGGATAGAAGATGGTGGCACAGCCACAGCACCCTATTCATTAAAAGGATTTCAAATGGAATATCAATTAGGAGCTAGAAGGTAGATGGGAGCAACTTATACAAGGCAGTCTACGTATGAAGATGGGGATACAATTACTGCCGCACATACCAATGACGAGTTTGATCAATTATTAGCGTCATTTCAAGCTAGTTCGGGTCATACACACGATGGTACTGCTAACGAAGGTGGCCCTATAACTAAGTTGTTAGGTACTGCTATTACTCTAGGCAATGGTAATGCAGGATCAGATATAGTAATCACCTACGATGGCGAAACCAACGATGGTGTAATGAAATGGATGGAAGACGAGGATTATTTTGAATTTAGTGACGACATACTTATTGCTACTACAGAAAAGCTACAATTTAGAGACACAGCAATATACATCAATTCCAGTGCAGACGGACAACTAGACCTAGTAGCCGACACAGAGATACAGATAGCAGCCACAACTATTGACATAAATGGTGCTGTAGATGTATCTGGTAATTTAAGTGTTGGTGGTAACTTAGATGTTACTGGTACTTTTGACATGAGTGATGCAAACATTACTAATATAGGAAGCATTGCACTCGACACAATTACAAATGATGGAACAGATATAACCTTAGATTCTTCAGGAGATATTATTCTTGATGCTGATGGTGCTAACGTAATTATTAAAGATGGTGGAACATCTATATTAGATATAGCCAATAACTCCACAGACGTTGAACTAACTGTAAGCACAGCCGATAAAAACTTTAAGATTAAAGGTACAGATGGTGCAAGTGCAATTACAGCATTAGACATTGATATGGCTCTTGCAGGTAAGGCTACATTTAGTGGTGATATTGCTGTTGCTGGTAATGCTGTTATAACAGGTGACTTAACTATAACTGGTGATGACTTAGTTATGGCTACAAATACAGCAGGTGCTTTTCTTATAGCAGATGGCACTAATTTTAACCCTACAGTGATTACAGACTTATCTGAGATAGCAACTGCTGCTAGTGGCGATATACTGTTAGCAATAGATGCTTCAGGTGGTGGACTAAAGAAAATTGCAAGAAGCACTCTTGTTGCAGGTCTTGCTACTGATAGTGCTATATCTAACATAGTAGAAGACACATCCCCACAACTAGGTGGTAATTTAGATACTAACTCACAGAACATATTAATAGACGATGCTCACTTCATTGGTGATGAAAGTGGCAATGAACAGCTTATATTTCAAACAACAGGCTCTGCTGTTAATCAATTTGATATGACTAACTCTGCATCTTCTACAGCTTTCTTGCAAGGACCAATATTACAGGTAACTGGTGGCGATTCTAATATTGACTTAAATTTAATAGCAAAAGGTACAGGAGTAATAGCTGTTAGGGGTAACAGTGCTTCTGGTGCAATACAGTTTAATTGTGAAAGTAATAGTCATGGGCAAATAGTACAAGGGCAACCTCACTCGGCAGGTGTAACAAACACTATGTTATTACCAGCAGGTGCTAATTCAACTCTTGTATCTCTTGTATCAGCAGATACACTAACAAACAAAACACTTACTGCACCTAAAATAGCAGATGGTGGCTTTATCGCTGATGCTAATGGTAATGAACTTGTAGTGTTTCAGACAACAAGTTCTGCTGTTAATGAATTAGAAATTACAAACAATGCTTCTGGTAGCAACCCTATTATTGCTGCTACAGGTGGGGATACTAATATTGGCATTGTTCTTACCCCTAAAGGCACAGGCGAGATTGTAATTGCTGCAGGTAATTTAAACTATGGTGGAGATGCTGTAACATCTACAGGTGCAGAATTAAATGCGTTAGACGGTATTACAGCAGTCGTAGGTGAACTTAACGCATTAGATATAGGTAGCACTGCTGTAGGAACTGCTGTTGCATCAAAAGCAGTTATATTAGATTCAAACAAAGATTACACAGGTATAAGAAACTTTACTGTATCAGGTGAACTTGATGCAGCGACAGGAGATTTTTCTGGTGCAATAGATGTAGCAGGTACTGCCAATCTTGATGTTGTAGACATAGATGGTGCAGTTGATATGGCATCTACTTTACAAGTTGATGGTGCTATTACTAATAGTTCTACTATTGTCTCCACAGGTAAGATTACATCAGATGCAGGAATTGACATTGATAACTTTAATATTGATGGAACAACTATAGCCTTATCATCTGGTGATATGACTGTTGATGTTGCAGGTGATTTAATATTAGATGCAGGTGGTGGTGACTTTAAATTTGGAGTTGGTGACACAGAGATTTTAAGAATTACTAACTCCTCAAGTGATGTAATCATAAAACCTATTGTGGATGCTAAAGATATTATCTTCCAACAAAGAGATGGTACAGCAGTTATGACTGTTGAGGATGATATTTCTTTAACTATTAACAATGATGTAAGTGTCGTTGGTAGAGCAACAGGAACAATAACAACAGATAATGATGGCAGCCTTGATTTAGCTGTAAGTAATAATTTCAAAGTTACTACAGGAGGAGACTTAACATTAACTCTCACTAATCCTGCCATTGGTCAATCTGGTAATATATTTTTCATTAATGGAAGTAACCATACTATATCTGCACACGCATCTTTACTAATTAATGCAGATGTGCTGTCAGCTATATCAGCAACAGGTTCTTATCATTTAACTTATTATTCAACAGCGACTAGTGGTAACAATACCATACTAGTGTCAGCTTCAGCTATATTAACGTAGGGAATTAGTATGAGTCTTATAGCAAATGGTGCAGGAGAAAGTGCAAAGAGTTTTTACAATGGTGTTGCTACACAGTCATTGAGGTTAGATAATAGTGCAGGTTCTCTTTTGACAAGAACACCATCAGCAGGTAATAGAAAAACATGGACTTGGAGTGCTTGGATAAAAAGAAATGATATTGGCAGAGACCAAGATTTATTTACTGCAGAAGGTTCAGGTGCTCAATTATTTGCAATACAAATAGTAGATACCAATAAAATTCAAATATATGGTGTAAATGCTGTTTTGTTACAGACAACTCAACAACTAAGGGATTTATCTGCTTGGTATCATGTAGTTATTAAAAGTGACACTACACAAGGAACAGCATCAAATAGATTAAAAATATATTTAAATGGTTCAGAAGTAACTTCATTTGCTACAGATAACAGAGCTACTTATGCACAAAATACAGACTATGGAATTAATTCTGGTGTTAAACATAACATTGGTAGCAATCAAGCAGGTGGTAATTTTGGGGATTTTTATATTGCTGAAGTTAACTTTGTAGATGGTACTGCTTATGATGCAAGTCATTTTGGAGAAACTAAAAATGGTGTATGGATACCTAAACAATTTACTGGCACATATGGAACACAAGGTTTTCATTTAGAGTTTAAAGAAGGTGGTGATGGAAGTTCAACAGCATCAAGTTCCACAATAGGTGCTGATACTGCAAACAGTAATCATTATAAAGATACTAATTTAGATGCTTATGATTCAAATATGCCTGATAGTCCAGAGAATAACTTTTCAACTTGGAACGCTTTATTTAGAGGTGGAGAACAATCTGCTAGTATAGCTGCTACTT